AAAATCGTTTAATTCAGTATCAGTAATAGCTCTTCCTTTATCCTTTTCAAGTTGCCTTATTGCGCTCAAAGTGACTTGTTCTAACTTATATGTTTTACGTGTAATATTATTCTGGTGTCGCTTAACTATCCTATTCTTTTGATCTTCAATTTTATTAGCAATTCCATTTTTTCTTAAAGCATTTCTATAGACAACACTATCTTTTAATTTAATAGGTTTCTTTCGACCTGCTCTAGATCTATCTACAATATCCATCTCAAGTAAAGCTTCAACTTCTTCACCTGTTATTTGATCTGTGTCTAGTGCCTTACCAAGACCAATAAATACATTGTCAATTAAACCTTGTGGTGTATATCTACCGCCCCATAACTTAGTAAGTTCTTCTAGTTTTTCTTTAGCAGCTGCTGGACCATTCTTCAAAGCATCAATCATTTGATTATTGATATCTGCTTTGCGTTCTTCATCATGAGCTTGACGCATTTCTTCGCCACGTGCATTAGCAATAGCGGTTTCATGCTCATCCATTTTCTGCCAAAGATATTTATTCCTACCAGTTAAAGTACCTAAATCACGATATTTCTGAAGGTATTTCTTCTTAACTTCTGTAGTAATAGCAGCTATTTCAGCAGAGGAACCAGCAGATTTAAGATCAACATACTTCATACCACCCTGACCATCAGGTACTGGAACTGTTATACTCTGAGCTTCTTTACTTTGTCTCCATTGAGAGTAATTATTACCTGCAGTTTGTAAGAGTTGGTTTGTATAAGCTACTTTAGCATAAGCACCTAAGTTTTCAAAGCTCTGTATTATTTCAGTAGAAGCACCATCATTTTCAGCTGCAGCACCAAGATCATTTGCTAACGCTTGACCTTCAATTGCTTTAGCTGTATCACCTGGAACATTACCTTCAATTTCAGCTATATGTGCAGCACCTTGAGAATGAGCTAAAGCTTCACCTTCAGCTTCTTGTTTCTCAATATATTTCTTAGCAGCAATTTCAGATAACTTAGTTAATGATTCAGAGAACTTTTCAAGCTGTGCTACTTTTGTATTATCGGCAAATTCAGCCCATGTATTTTCCCATTCTATATTTTTATTACCTTGTTCTTGTGCTCGCTTAAAATTATTAATGGTGGTTTGTTTGTTCTGCTCCATTAAAGGAGTGACATCAGGAGCGATGACTGGATCAAAGTCAACTGGCAAAGCAGCAGCGTTAAATTCAGCCTCGTCTGTAAAGATCGTTGGATTATTTGCCATAGTTAAATTTCCATATCAGTATTCCATTCTGTTGTAGTACCACCATATTGAGAATCAGTACCAAATGGATCTTTAATTAATTGATTATTCTGATTTCCGAAACCAGAACCAGCGGAATTAGCTTTATATCCCATATAACTTGTAGCAGCACCAAGACCAGCACTAAGAAGACTTAATGGACTACCTTGTAAATGAGAAGTACTACCCATACGAGCATCACCTCCATGCCATGCAAGTCTAGGTGCAATAGCAGTTCTAGCCCATGATTGAAAATCAGAACTAAGATGTTTTCTACCGATACCAGCCATTTTTTCTTTAGAAGCTGCTCTAGCACCTGCAAGGCTTTTAGTAATTTTAGTTTGTTCTCTGCCAAAGTTACCTAAACTATTAACTAGATTAGCTCTATCAGCAGATCTACTAGATCCTCGACCACCTTTAGCAGCTTGCATACCTTGGACTTGAGCTAATCTTTGTTGTAATTTCTCTCTAGCAAAAGCAGCTCTAGCAAAAGTATTGTTCAAATTTCGCTGTACATTAGCATATGCTCCTCCGGCAGCTGATGCATTGAACTCCATCTGCATTTTACCTTGCTCTAATTTCTTATGGAAAATACGTACAGTATCTTCATTCTGAGATTTAATTCTAAGTTTGTTAAAATGAGCATTGTATACGTTTTGACCATGTTGCCGTGCAAACTGTTTAACAGCTTTACGACTAGCCATGTGACCACCAAGCAAACTTTTACCAAAGCTTAACCCAGCCATTACTAATGGTAGTGCCATAATTTTATTGTTTTAATTTTACAAATTCTACAAAGTATAAGTTATTAGGTCCAGTCGGGATAACCCGTAGAAACTTATAACCAAGATGTTTTAATAATTTTAGGTGTGCTACATTTCTAATATCTGCAATATTATAATGAAGCTTATGCGGTAAAGAATTGAGCCACCGCTTTAATGCTCTCATAAATGCTATAGGATGATTACGTACTTCATTAGTACTTAACATCCATATACAACCTGTATCATCTATACCTGCCATAGCGACAATCTTGCCGTTGGGTGTCTCAAAGACAACGGTATAGATAGCAACAACACTACGAGCGATAGCAAGGAAAGGGTGTAAACCCGATCCATCTATCACTTCTTTCATGTCATCTGGCTGTAGATTCAAAGCTGTATGTGCAGCATCAACTAGGGTGGGTAATCTGTAGCTGATTTTATCCACGACTATAGAATTTATCTGTGTATCTACCTTCCCAGTTCATACCTAATAAACTGACTGGTAGTGGTGTATCTCCTACTATACTGAGGGAGACGTTTTCATTTCTTTGATATATAGGTACGTCATGTACTGAATCTGCTGTGATATTAACGTTTCCTAATTGATATTGGTGAGGTTTATTAACACTAATTGTCTGAGATCTATTTGGTATACCAGTTAAATTAACATTATAAGTAACTGGACCACTAAGACCTGTAGATACTTTAACTCTGTGTATAATTAAATTAGAAGTATAATCAGATTTAATACCTTCTTCTCCTTCTTTTTGAGTAGGATAAAGTTTAGGTATATTCAATGTCATATCATAAACATAACCGATAATAATATTTAATCCTCTATAATCTCCTGCTATATCTACATATTGTCCTCCACCTTGTACACTATTTAAACTACCTGCAGTATATGTACCAGCAACTGTTGGATATTCTATAGCACCAACACCACCTACATCAGTAGCTCCTATAGAACCACCAAGCGCAACTACCGCTAATTTTTTCGCTGAAATATGTTGCCAAGGTAGGTATATTCTAGTCACATCAGTAGCAGAATCGTATGTTCTATAAGGATTTGTATAATATAAATCCATACATACGTCAGTTTTTTCACCTGTAGGTAATGTTAAGAAACCTGTATCACTAGCTTGAGTAAGTTCAAATGATTCAACATATACATTAGAACCATCAGCTACAATAGCATAATAAGTACTGACATCAAAGAATTGATCTAATAATGTTCCTGTTAAATCCCATTTATACCATGTAGATGCTGCTCTCTTTTCTCCTAATTGATAGAACCTATATTGATATACTGTACTAGAACCAGTCTGACCCATTGAAATTATACCTTGACCAGCTGATGCTACCATATTATCTATTGTAGCAGGTATAAGTTCAGGGACAATTTTTGTTTGGTCAAACATGTATGGTGGTGTTGTAGTACTAATTTCAAATAGTTCATACAATTTAGTCCACAAAGAACTCTTAGCAACAAAAGCTACAGAAGTACCTAAGTTCACAGCTTCTATATCAGAATCAGATTCATAACCAGAAATTGCATTGATTTTAGCAGTTGATGGACTAAGAACGTCAGAGTCTGTTGACATTAAGAATTGTTCATTCTCACTGAATAGTACAAGACCTGCAGCACTGTTTCTAACATAGTTCAGGAAGATCGGTTTAGTAGATGAAGCTGTAATATCAATAGGATCATCAGCTGAAGACATTGTAGCAGAACCAGCAAAGAAATTAAAGAAATCTTTTGCCTTACTCATAACCAGATATTCTCCTGCTAAGAAACCTAATCTGTTTCTATAGAAGAACATATTTCTAATAGCTGTACCAGTACCACTGTCTGTTCCATCCGAACTTAGAAATGTAGGTAATGGGTTTGTTACTTGAGAACCTACTGTCCTATCATTCCAGGTTTCAGGTTCAAATTTAAATGAACCATCAGCTTGTTGTGATAACTTATGTGGCATAGTAAGAGGATCGATCTCATACTTAATACCTGGTTCATTTGTTTCTATCCAAGTACCTGGACCAATAGATGCACTGTTTGTGGTTTCAAATTCAACCCACATATCATCAGCTTCAAAGTCAGCACTGTTAGCTATCTTTAATTTATAACCATTTTTACATTGTATAGGTAATCTAGTTACATCTGCGATTTGATCTTGGAATGCATATAGAGCATCGTCTTGTGAACCACCACTAACACTAATCGTCATAGCACCAGCAGCTTTAACTATATGAATACCTGGACCTACGGCTGTAGCTGAGATTCCAGATATACTATCAATTTGACTAGTTAAATCAGCAACAATTGTACTAGCGTCAACTACCCCCGCACTAACTGTTTGACCAGTAGTATGTGTTTTAGTAGTACCATCTATAGTAACTTTATAATTAGCATTATAAGCTACAACATTGATAACAACAAAAGCTTGGTGATCTAAAGCTGCTACAGTACTAGCTGTCATAGCTGGTACTTTCTTTTTATTTAATATAAATGTAGTAGATTCTAATGTTAGTACTTCTATGTCATCTGCAGTTGCGTCCTTAAGATAACCATTACTAGGTATAGCAGATATATTACAATTAGTTACTTCAGCATCATAATTATTTTGAGCAGTTTCTTCAGCTGTAACAGCATTAGTATAGTTTGTCTGAGCTGTGTTCATTGCTGACAAAGCTGTAGATAAATCACTAGCTGTTTTAGCTGGATCATTACTTTTCTTAGCTTCGTATAATTTATAACCTGTAGAAGCTAAGATAGGATGTTCAGATGTTTTATCAAGTCCTAATTCATAATTAATTTTTAGAACTTTAAAGGTAGCATTACCACCACCACCTGATATAGTTATTACTTCACCAACCTTATAACCAGTTGAAGTAGTAGCAGCACCTCCATTAGCGATTGTTGTAGCTTGGTCAATCACACCGCCTGTAACTGTATATGTTACTGTAAGGCCAGTTCCTGACCCTGCAGAGGTCGTTGCAACTCCACTAGCTCCAGAATATCCTGTACCACCTGAAACTCTTTCTAGGCTGACTACGGCACCACTCAACGCACTTGCTGATATATACTTAACAACACCGCCTTCCATAATGGTATAGGTATCGTTAGTTTCCTGTTGATATATACCATCTACAAGTAGTTCTTGTACATCTCCTGTTGATAAATTATAGTCATTACTTACTGACCAAAGACTAGAGATAACTCTATCTTGTCCAGCTAGTGCTTCTGAATAAGTAGCTTGTGCAGTATTTAATAAATCTCTCCTAGCTTTTGTAGTAGCAATAGCATTGTAATATGCTTCAGTATCTGTTTGATAATTAGAAGCATTACAACTTCCAGGTACACCTGTATTTGTACCCATATCTACACGTCTAGGAGTTCCATCAGTCAAACTCCACACTCTAAATCTAAAATCAGTATCATCATATTGAGCTACATACCGTTGATTAGCAGATCTAATCATTGAGAACCACTTGCCTCTAGAAGTTGCTCCATATAAATTACTGATATATTTACCCCCAGGTCGTTTCAACATACCCAACGCATAGTCTGGAAATGTATTCACAGCGTCATTAACTTGACCTGGAAATTTTCTGTTGTCAGGTTGTTGAGATATACCTAGTAAAAAATTAGGTATCCTTTGGGTAACGGTACTCATCGTTGTAAAGCTGCGTAAGGTTGATATCCGACATGATAGTTTTCACCATCTTTCCATCCAAACATAGAGAAATCACCTTGAGAAGTTTCATATTCAAGTGCGGCGGCTCTAGTATTTATCTCTTGTTGTTGTAATAATTGTACTAATTCTTGGTCACCTACCATCTTGATAGCACACATAACAGAGGCACGTGCAGTAATATAGTTCTGAACTGCAGTAGGTACTTCAGTGAAATCAAATAACCAGATAACATCAACTTGTATTTCTCTAGGATCACCTGCATCATCCTTCCATTCGAAAGTATGTTTATGTCGATTATATAGTTTACCATCTCGACGTACTGGATCATAATCATCAAAGTGTTGATCCTTATTTGCATCAATTTGTAAAGCATTAGTTGGGTATTTAATTTCAAATGTATTAGCGTCAGCTGTCATTTCATAGTGACGTTCTACATTAAATGTCCATCCTTCAGATTGAACTTGTTTATTACTTTCTCTTAAAGTATTTAAAACAATAGCAACTTCAGGGTTTTGTTGATCCAAGGTGGTGACGGGTGCTTGCCCCACCGAGCTTAATATTTGGTTAACAGCATCCAGTTCTGTGGACACAGCATAAGTAGGGTAGCTAGAAGTCATATTAATTTATATGAATAAAAAAAGGAGGGCGTTAACCCTCCTATGTGTATAATTTTAGGTAACGTTACACTCTTGTGTAGCGTAAGGTACTCTTAGATTTTTGGTGATAGATACCACAGCATTAGAACTGCGGATATCTGTTCCATCTCCATTCGTACGAGATACGCTTTCACGGTTGGCGTCTGTTGTGCAGACTCCAGCGTTACCTTTAGCGACGGCTGTTGCCATTGTTTATTACCTCGTATTATTAACAGCCAGGTGTAGCAGTTAGGTCACATGAACCTGTTGCTACAGCTGAACTAGCAGCTACTCCAAAGGAAGATGTTCCTAATAGAGTTCTACCATATTCCACAGGAGAAGGTGGGTTCTCGGTAATAGTATCGAGACCACCAATTCCTACAGTTATTGTGCGCTTTCTATTTTCGCCAGGAATAACGGACATAATATATCTCCTTACTGGTTAGAGAATTCGATAGCAGCGGCAGGGTTAAGTGTACCAGCTCCCATTGCCAAACGACCTAGAATTACATCACCCTGATAAAGGACTGATACATCACCAGATGTTACTTGGACTTGAGGGCCAATGGCTTCTACAACCCCTGCGACGTCTTTCTGATAGATAAGACCGCAGTGATATTGGAAGTCACCAGAGTAATCATTGTTCTCACCAGACTGAGAGTTAACAGTACCTGCCAAGAATGGTAGGTTGTTAGAACGTCTGATTTGAATACCAGCAATCTCATAGAGACCTTCGCCGGAGTTTAGATTACCTTGCTTGTTACCATAGTCACGGTTCAAGATGTTAGTAGATACCTGAGAGACTAGAGCATAGTACTGTCTTGGAGATAGTACAGCTGTACGTCCTTGCTTAGGTACATTCTTTTCATCAAGAATTGAAGCAGCTTCGAAGAAGCCATCAACAAGTGCTTGGGCATCATACTCTTTACCAGTACCGAGTTTGATGGTTGAACCACCTGGCTCTGGACCTGGAGAAGCAGTAATAGGATGTGAAGCACGAGCTGCTAGAGCAATCGTTCTGAAGATCTTCTTATCATAAGCTTCGGCAAGTGCATGACCAATCTTCTTAGAGATCTCTCCCCTCAAAGAGTAGTGTGCAAGTGTCTCATCTAAATCATAGACGAAAGCTGAACTGATAAGTAGGTCGTCGCAAACGATTGTCTTCTCTGCTACTGGAGGATCACCCGAACCGAGAATGGGTTCACCCGGCGTATGATAAGCCGCCTGCATGCGTCCCGTGAAGATGAACTGTAATGATTTACCGTTCTTTAGGGTACGTCTTTGTACTGTGTCTCGTGCAATTGTAGCACTTTCGTAAGCTTTAAATAGCTCACCTGAGAACAGTTTCAAATAGGTTGAGTACTTGGTATCATAAGCAGCAGATCCAGCTGTGCTGGTCACTGCCTTATTCAGTGTACCTAGTACTGATTGTGTGGCGTTAGCCATTGTTACTTAGAGAGTTGTATAGTTTACTGACTCTCAACGTTGAGAAAATTTTTTTCGAATATAGTTGTGGTCTATCCCACCGTCTAGACAGCTTAAGGGTATCCACCTTAGTGGGCCAAAAGCCAAGGAGAAGAGAGTCCGACTCTGAGGTGCTCTCTTCCCTACATAATTTAGAATCTCTTCCAAGTTATATATGAACCTGCAAGTAGGTGAGTACCTGCACCACTACCAGTACTGTTAGCAAACTGGAAGTGTAGTGTACCATTTGTGGCTGCAGTTGAAAGTGCTGAGAAGTTCACACGTAAGAATGCGTCCTCATCAACAGCTGCACGGAAGCCAATCTGGTCACCAGTACCACCAGTTGTAGTAGAAGCTACAGAAATTGATGGAGCATTAGTTGCTTCATCATTACTTAGAGCATCACCAGCTACAACACCTTGAGCAGCATAACGTAGAGTTGTGGCTACAGCTGAACCTGACGAATCGAAATTAACGATTCTCATGTCAAGGTCATTAGTACCATCTGTGTCATACCACATTACTAGGTCACCAATAATTCTCTCATACTTACCAATAGGTATGTCAAGTTCGCTTACTGTAGCAACAGTAGCAGAACTAAGAGTTGTACCGTCATTGGCTAGTATCTTAGTTTCCCAAGTAGGTGAACTATATACTACATTACCGTATGTAGAATTAGTATTGAAAGGCATTTTAAATAATTAGTATAGGTTAATTGACCTCCCGCAGTTCCGCTACGGGAGACATAGTTTTATGAGGTTGCGCTCATTCTTTTAGAAGCTATACTTAGCACCAAGCTTAGTACCCCATGAGTTATCAGTATCTTCATCAAAAATATTTGAGAAGGCTACTTCACCATAGATCCCAAGCTTTTCTGTAGCAGCTACTGATCCGCCGAATTTACCAGACCAAGCTGAGTCAGAGTCAACACCATCTGCAGCGTTGATTGTCTTACCACCTTGTACATAGTAATCAAGTGATCCAACTGCATTCTCGTAACCTACATGTAGGTCAGTAGCTCTGGATGTATAATCATTACCAGTATAAGAAGCGTTAGTTTCTACGTTAACATAAGGTCCAGCAATTGCAGGAGCTGAAGCGATAGAAGCCGCTAGGGCTAGAGCAAGTTTTTTCATTAATTAAGATTTGATTGTTTTAGTGTAAGTGATACCACGATACTTTAGTTTTACAGTCATTGTAATTCCTTAGTACCAAGACCCCGTTCCATGCCTTGGTTTCATGCGTCCATGATTTATGGATGAACGGACGTGGTATTAGAATATGCCAGGGATGATCTGACCAGTTGTGGCATAAGCTCCGAGAGCTGCCATGATGCCTACCATAGCCCAACGGCCATTCTGTAGTTCAGCGTTGTCGTTCATTGTTAATACTTCGATAGGTGGTTCTTTAGCAAACATATTTTGCTTGCCGTATTCTGTTGTAATCATTCAAGCTTAAGGGAAGTGAACAATGGCGAGGACGATGAATCGGGTCGCCACATTTACACTTACATACCTGCTTCTCGCATAGCTTTTTCTATATCACTAAATCTTTTCTTTTTAGATTTATTTTTCATGATATCAGTCTTCATCTTATGCCATGTAGTATCTTCTTTAGATGGCTTAGTGTGAGCATAATTCTCACCTGTTGTTTTTTTGTTATAATGACTAGGCATAATTTATCCTATTGATGGTGCTGTTAAAGCTACTTTACTAGTCTCAGCTGAAGCTAAGTCAAGTGGGAAGTTGTGAGCATTACGCTCATGCATTACTTCCATACCTAGGTTAGCACGGTTGAGGACATCAGCCCAAGTGGGGACGACTCTTCCGTTAGAGTCAACGACTGACTGGTTAAAGTTAAAGCCGTTGAGATTAAAAGCCATAGTGGCGATTCCCATAGAGGTAAGCCATATGCAAGTGACGGGCCAAACAGCAAGGAAAAAATGAAGACTCCTACTATTGTTAAAGCTAGCATATTGGAAGATAAGTCTCCCAAAGTAGCCATGAGCCGCAACAATGTTATACGTCTCTTCCTCTTGGCCGAATTTATATCCATAGTTCTGAGAATCTAATCCCGTTGTTTCACGGATAAGACTAGACGTGACCAGAGATCCGTGCATAGCTGCGAAGAGAGCCCCACCAAACACACCGGCAACACCAAGCATATGAAAAGGATGCATAAGTATATTGTGTTCAGCTTGGAAGACGAACATGAAGTTGAAGGTGCCGGCAATGCCAAGAGGCATGCCGTCTGAAAAAGAACCTTGTCCAAAAGGGTATACCAGAAATACTGCGTAAGCTGCTGCGACTGGAGCTGAATATGCTACACATATCCAAGGTCGCATACCTAGTCTGTAACTAAGTTCCCATTGGCGTCCCAAGTAAGCTGCGATACCAATGAGGAAATGGAAGACGACGAGTTGATAAGGTCCACCATTGTAGAGCCACTCATCAATGTTTGCCGCTTCCCAGATCGGGTAGAAGTGTAGTCCGATTGCATTGGAGCTCGGTACAATGGCTCCTGAGATGATGTTGCCATAGAGTAAAGATCCTGCGACTGGTTCACGTATCCCATCTATGTCGACGGGTGGTGCAGCTATAAAAGCTATTATGAATGCGGTTGTTGCTGTTATTAAGCAAGGTATCATGATGACACCAAACCAACCGACGTAGAGCCGGTTGTTGGTGCTTGTTACCCATTCACAGAATCTATCCCAATTGGAATCTTTTAATGTGAGTGTTGTCATTAAGGTAGTTGACTTGTGTAAAGGTGTCGGGTGGCGGTAGGTGGAGTTATGTCAGCACCAGTAGCACTGGCACCTGTATTAGGTGGTGAAGCATTAACGCTTTCAACACCTTTGGGTGAAACTTTAGCATGTTCATAGCTTGCTATGCTACCTTGCATTCTATATGGTGCAAGGAACCAACTGTTACCAGCTGCCTGTACTACATAAGTGATGGCATTATCAGCAATCAATGTGGTACTGTCTGGATCATAACCCATTGCCATGTGTAATTCTCCTTAGAAATTAATGTTTGATCGTTCTAATTTTTGGTATACATCCTGTCTGTATGCAGGATCGTTTTCATATCTTGGATCATCCATAGCACGGACTACTTCAGCTTGACTTCTAAAGCCATCAACAGCTGTAGCAGCTTTACCTTGGATCATCTCTCCTTCAGATCCATTAGCATCTGAATATCTATAATACAAAGCTTGTAAAGCAAGGTTAATAGTAGAAAGATTACCTGATTCTAAAGCATTATCGTAAGCTTGGATCTCTCCATCAGTGAAGTTTTCTTGTGCCCAACCTATCATATTTGCATAGGCTTGTTCACCACCTACTGCATTTTGTATTGCAGTTACTTCCTCTTCACCTAATT